GTGAGATAATATCAATAATCCGAAACGGGAGGGTACTAGAAATAGTACAAGATATAGTCTAATCTATATAGTGATATATAGCTAATATAATGGAACCAGAATTTACACCACATATTAAAACAATAATAGCGAACTCAGTTTCTACATATGAAACAGCTGCGGCAAATGCTAGACGAAATCATGCGATGTATGGGCGTATATTTACATGTACACCAGGTGACCTTGATACACAAGCTGGTATGCAGGCACAAGAATTACTTGATAGGACTGCTAAATGGACTGAGAAGATATATGACTATGATGAAGACGGATATAATAAATTCTTAGATGCACATGGTAAAGATTGTAATAAGATTCTTTATATCGAGTATTCATATATTCAGATAGGTAAAACTGAACAATGGTTGCAGACAATATCTGCTAAAATAGGTGATCCGTTAACTGTACGAAGAGAGATTCTTTTACAGAGATTACATGGTTCATCATTATCACCATATCCACAGGAAGATATTGAATATATTACATCGGTTAAACATGCAATAATCGATGAATTATGGTTATTAGATTACTATAAGTTTGATATATATACCAAACTTAATAAAAATATACCATATATCATTGGTATTGACTGTTCTACTGGTAGTGGTGGTGATAATAATGCGATAACTATTCTAAATCCATATACAGTTGAACCTGATGCAGAATTTGAGTGTTCATATATTGGTGAAACTAAATTTGAAATGCTTATAAAAGAACTTGTTAGAGTTCTTCCAAGGTGTGTATTATGTATAGAGCGAAACTCTGTCGGTGATGGTATAATAGACCATTTATTACACTCCGAAATAAGCACTAGGTTATACTATGATAAATCGTTAAACTATGTTGAAGATAGGGATAAGGCTAATAGTACAGTAACATCTATGTTACAGAAGCAAGCATCTATTAAGACATATTATGGTGTATATACATCATCCAAGTCTAGAGATGATATGATTGCAATCTTATCAAGACATGTTAGCGAATATAAAGAAAAATTTAAAACTGAAAATATCATACGAGATTTATCAAGACTTGTTCGTAAACCAAATGGAAAGGTTGAGGCGGGTCCAGGTTTCCATGATGATAGTATCATGTCATATCTTATTGGATTATATGTATACTATCATGGAAATAATTTGTATATATTTGGAATCGATAAAGGTGCTCGAGATGATGAGCTTACTAATAACGGTTTGTATAATCATGAAGAATTTGCTGACCCTACATTAGTGAATACTGAAGTGATTAGAGCTAAAGAAGAAGAGAAAGAAAAAGAACAGATGGCTGCATCCGTCATGGATTGGGATAGTATGATGAAAACGGCAATAGCGAATGCTCAACGAGAATCATACACTATGCATAAAGCCGGAGTAGTTGACAATATCTTCAATGAAACACCTGAAGTTGTTGTTGATGATTATGGTGACGGATCAATCGACTTGGATTTTTTTGACAACTTAAATGGATTTTAGTGTATTAAATGAGTAGACTTGATAATCAAGTCTACTCATTTTATTTACTTATTTTAAAACATATAACCTATTTGTATCAAATTTACGATCTACAATGAAGCCATCGTTGATATTTATATTTTCAATAAACCGACCAATAACCATATTATCGAGTATATTATTGTGTAAATTACATAATTTGAAATCTTCACCAACTCCATACCCAATCATTATATTAGGTCTTAGATTGCTCGACTCACTTACTATTTTGAATAATACCAAATTATCCAATGATTTACTATCATTGATAAATATTACCAAATTATCGGATGCAGATAATTTATTGTAATCTAAACTATCTATACCTATTGTAGTTCTCACGTTATCAGATAATGATGAAGTATATCTGGGGTTTCCCGCTGTTAATATTGATACAAACATATTTAATGAATTATGAACCTTACTTGAAAAATTACACATATTAACCAAATCTATTTTAGATTTAGCTTTAGAGTTTATGTAATCATTATATACATTAAGTAGTATATATGTTAAATAGATACCGATATCGATGTATATATTTTCTGTACCATCAATATCACAATGTATATCATGTGTTGGTATTGCAAAGTTAACACCATTACTATATAAGTATATTGCCCATAATGCATTATAGTTTAACTGATATGGTACGTGTAGTTGTGGAACTGGGGAATTATATGAAAGCCCAAACATATTAACATTTACGACTTCCCTAAAGAAAAACCATATATTATTCCTACATTCACGCTGGACTTTTTCATGTAACTCATTTATTTCATCCTTACTTTCAAGATTACTAAAATCAGATGGACTGAAATCTACCAATGATTCATCATCTAATCGTAACATGAAATCAGCGTTTTCTACATCCATATCTTGGAGATATCTCCACATTTGAATAAATGATTTATTCTTTGTGTATGTATTAATCATATTGATACCTCACTACTCTGTGTCGGTATCATTGATACCCTCTACATATCTTCCATCATCTGGATCCTGAATGTGATCAGGGTCAACTGTATCTTCAACATCATCTACATTATCAGCTGTTGAGTCTACAATCGTTTCATCATCGACCTCTTCATCACTTTCATTATCCTTTTTTTCCTGTTCTTTCTTAGCAGCATTGTATGATTTAACCTGTGACTCTGTCATTTTAGCCTTAAGTTCATCATACTTATTTTTGAGCTCTTCGACTGTTACATCATCTGGGATGATATAGTCTTTATCAAGTCTCTTGATATCTGCTCCTAATTTAGCAATTGCAGCAATTCTCATTTCCTTGACTCTCTCAATGTTTACTGGATGTTCTCTCCATCCTAAGTTCTTTTCCTTAATATACTCTATATGTGGCATAAAGTAGTTAAGAACTTCTTTGATCACATTCACAAACTCGACCTCACTGGTCTGAGAGAATCTATGATATTTCAAATCAGATAATGCAGATGTTAATGAGTATACAAGTAGCTTATCATTCTTATTATGTGGATCAGAATGAGCAACAAATCTCATATATATAAACAAGAACAAGTTGTTCATTGGTTTATATTCATCTGGAAGGAAGTCATCTTCTATATTAAAGAATGACTTGAAGCTGTCTTTGCTGTAACCAAATCCTTTAGCTTTTGATTCATATTTGGATATGATATATGAACTTGAATTACCTCTACCATAACAAGCTTCAAGGATACTCTTAACTTCCTTATCACCGATTTTAGCAAGTCTTTCTTTAATGAAGTCAAAGCTAAAACTCTGCTTAAGAATATCAATCTGCTTCTTAAGCTTGGATTTCTCCAATGTATCTGTGACTTCTTCATACATTTTTTCCATCTTTTCAAGTCTGGCTTTTCTAGCATCTTTAACTTTATCAGATGAGAGGTATGTGAAATACTCATGTAATGTATCAGATGAGTCTCTCTTAACTTCAGCAACCTCTTCTCTTGAAGAGAGTATAGATAAACTGGAATCCTTTACATCTAAGAATGCTTCAATAAGTCCAGCATGATCAAGGTCATCGATATTCGGATTAGGTACATTTATACTATATTCAGTCAATATTGCAAATATAGTATCAGCATCCATGTTAGGAATATCTTCTTTTGTATACTGGAGAATGTTGTCTACGATTTCAAACTTGAGACCATATTTATCTCTAAGTGAACTCTCAACCATAGATTCAAGCATCTTCATACCTGAGTCCATCTCTTTTATAACCTCAATAATTGCTTTGTAATCAGATAAAGCACTACCAGAGGTTTCTTTATCGTCATTTGATTCACTTACCTCAGGCATATTTACATCTTTAATTTCTTCAACCATTTTTAAAATTCTCCTTTTTTTAATTAAGATATTAACCTAATGTCGGATTTATTATAAATTAATATGAATGATACACCTTACATCACTTTAACTAATCAGAAATGAGGTTATTGATATATGGGAATGGAAAATTTATTTGAAAAGAAGTATATTAAGAAAGTATTGAAAATAGTCAAGAAAACACATCCGGATATACCAGAGGATGAGGTTGTTGATATTATAAAGAGATTAATTAAAGAGCAAGGTCAGGACCCAAGGGTTATGTTAGATAATAATTACACGGGTGAACAAAGAGAAACCTCATTAACTGCAGTACTTAATTGGATTATAAATGAAGAACCAATTATTGCAGGAAATGGTACATTTTATAAAAATCAGCATATTGCTATGAATCCAATAGCGATGATGTTAAAGAATTTTTTAAGTAATAGAAAAAAATTTAAATCGATGTTGTTTGATATAGAAGACCAGTTATCATATAAATATATAGAATATGACCGAATGCAGTTAAATGAGAAGCGAAATGCAAATAGTTATTACGGTGGTTCAGGTGCACCATCATCTCCATTTTATAGTAAATGGAGTGGTCCAGCAACAACATTAACTGCACAATCAGTTATTGCAACAGCTGAGCAGTTCTTTGAGGGATTCTTAGCAGATAATTATTTATATTTGGATGTTACAGAATGCCTTGAATGGTGTGAAGCTATGATTAAACAATGGGACGATGATAAATTAGATGTGTGGATAGAAAAAGTATCTATAGATTCCGTTGTTGAAAGATTATCTGAAAAGATAATAAACTACGAAGATTCTGATACTGAGATTATTAGGTCATATTTATCAGTATTAGATGATGCTACAATAACATCAATATATTATAGAAATAACTTAATAGAATTCATGGATAAGCATCAATATATAAAAGATATGATAATATCTATATTTGATGGTTGTGAGCAATTCATGGACCCAAATGACCCACCAAAAGAAATCAGAGAAATGTTAAAAGTATTCAATGATAGTATTGTGAAGTATGTGTATCCTAGGTATTTATCGTTTGATAGAGTATATAGAATAAAGAATTTCAAACGAAGAACCGTTACAGTTATAGATACTGACTCAAATATATTATCGTTAGATTTCTTGATAAATTTTATATTTGATGATGTATTAGCTGATACAAAGTACACAATAGATGATAATGATAGTATATTTAAGTGTGTTAATACAATAGCATATCTATTATCAACTGAAATAGCTGATATGTTGTTATTCTATGGTAAGCATTCTAATATACCAGAAGAATTCAGACCACTATTTGGAATGAAGAATGAATTCTTTATGAAGAAACTTATCATAGCAGCAACAAAAAAGAGATATATATCCCAGATGTTACTTAGAGAGGGTCACTTGTTAAATCCACCTAAGTTTGATGTTAAAGGATTTGATTTTAAGAAATCAACGACATCGGAATATGCTGAGAAAGTATATTCTAAGATTATCGAGAATAGAATTCTTAATAGTGATACTCTTGATGTTGTGGGTATGAGTAAAGATATAGCAGAATTTAGAAAAGAACTTGAAGATAGTATTAGGAGTGGTGATAGTAAATATCTTCCAATATTATCTGCAAAAGAATGGGGAGCATACAAAAATCCAACAAGTATGCAATCTGTTAAAGCGTCAACAGCATGGAATATAATATATCCAGATAATATGATAGAGTATCCAGCAAAGATATCTTCTTTAAAATTGAATATATTTAAAGAAGAAGATATAGCGGATTTAAAGGATAAAGAACCTGAGATATATAATACAATCATAGAGAAGATATTCAATGATACGACTGGGTTATATGTACAGAAAACATGGGACCCAGGAATAGATTATGTATCACCAAAAGATAAGGAATGGTATACAAAAATTCCATCTAAATATAGAACTAAGTATAAGAAACTTGGAGCACTTAAATGGAATGAATTCGTTGATGAATATTCTAATACAGGTGCAACTGATTCTGGTAAATGGGTATATAAAAAAATAGGATTACAAAACATAGGTATTCCACTAAATACAGATATACCTGAATGGTTGCAGCCATATATTGATATTGATTCAATTATCAATAATATCACAGAGCCGTTTGTTCCAGTATTAGAAATATTTAAAATTAGAACCATTACAGTTGGAAAGAGTTCTAATGGACGAAAAACAAATAAGATATCAAATATAATAAAATTCTAAAAAAAGAACCCAGTGAATAATATTA